ATCCGCAGGAATTTTATTCGATATAATAAAAGATGAATATAAATTTTAATTCGTATATTTAATATGAGTACAGTAGAACTATTGGATGAGAATGGCAATATAACTGTAGATTGGGAACAATTTGACAAACTTTGTGCTATTCAATGCACATTACGCGAGATAGCTTCATTTTTTAACTGCTCTGAAGATACTATAGAAAATATAGTTAAAAAAGAAAAATTGTGTCTATTCTCGGAATATAAGAAAAAAAAGAGCGGTAGTGGGAAAATATCTTTACGAAGAAAACAATTTGAACTTGCTTTAAATGGAAATGTAACGATGTTAATTTGGTTAGGAAAGCAGTATTTAGATCAATCCGATAAAGATATTCATGAAATTTCTGGCATAGATCACGAGCCGATAATTTTTAAAATAGTTCCATTTATCCCGCATTTACCTGTTCCAACAACCAATTTATACTGATTCCCAAATGGAAGTTGATATTTCATTATTTGAATGGCAAAACAAAGTTTTCAATCAACGCAAACGATTCAACATCATTTCTGCCGGTAGACAATCTGGCAAAACACACTTCTGTATTTTTTTGTTAATTTCTCATGCACTAGGTTATAATAATAATATATGTTGGTGGGTCGCGCCTACATACGAACCATCTAAGATTGCATTTAGAAGATGTTTGATATTATTGAATTCATATAAAATTGTCCACAAGGTAAATTATTCTGAATTAAGCATAACATTAAAAACTAATTCATCTATACGTTTTAAATCAGCGGATCGGGAAGAGGGATTGCGAGGCGAAACGGTTGATTTCCTTGTAATTGATGAGATGGGATTGATTAAGCGTGATTCATGGGATTATGCTCTACGAGGAACAATAACAGTTACACGGGCTTCGGTATGGTTTATAGGCACGCCTAAAGGGAAAAATTTATTTTATGAACTATATTGTTTGGGACAGGATAAAGAGGAAAATGATTATATTTCGTATCAAATAGAATCTACAGAAAGCCCGTTATTTTCTGATGAAGAATGGCAACGGGTAAAACGATTACCTCAACGTGTTTTCGAGCAAGAATATCAAGCTAAATTTATCGATGAAGGCGGAGAAGTTTTCCGTAATATACGGGAGTGTATCAGAGGAAAATTAGAGCCTGAACGTAATATACGAAAAACATACTATTGTGGTGTTGATCTGGCGAAATCCTATGATTACACGGTAATTTGCATTATTGATAATAATGGTCATTTGGTTTATTTTGATCGATTTAACGATATTTCATGGAATATACAGAAAGAGCGAATAAAAAAGGGGTGTTTTCAATATGACGCTGTATCATGGATAGATTCAACCGGAGTAGGTGATCCTATATTTGAGGATCTCTCTAAAGATGTTAAAGCGCAAGGATATAAATTTACAAATGCATCAAAACGGCAGCTTATTGAAGGATTGTCTGTATCAATAGAACGAGGAGAAATAAGCTTTCCTGAAATACCTGAACTTATCAATGAATTGTCTATATTTGCATTTGAGCAGTCTGAAACAGGATTGATTAAATATAATGCTCCTTCGGGGATGCACGATGATATTGTTATATCATTGGCCCTTGCTAATTATGGATATGGTCAGAACAGAGGGTTTAAGGGTGCTCTTACATCAGATGGAGAACGAGAATCTTTAATACAAGCCTGGTAAAAAAAGACTTGACAAAATATATATAAATATATATTTTTGTATCGATAATTAAATTACTGATATAGCTAAGAACTTTAACGAGGCTTATAATGCTTAGTCCTGCGCGGGCTATATCAGGAATTTTCAGACAATTCCAGCCACAACAACAACTACAACCATTATTTTCTACGGGAAAAGAAATATCCTATGCCGGGTCATCTTATTATGATAAATGGAATCTCAGGCCTTATAATCCTGCCGAACTTTACCAGAAAAAGGGGAATTACGATCTTTATGATGACATCCGGGAGGACGATCAGGTAAAAGCAGTACTTACGCTCAAAAAATTGATGGTTCTTAATTCTGAGTGGATCATAGAAACTGAAGAGGAAGAAGTAAAAAATTTTTTAACTGAATGTTTGAACGATCATCTTGAAGGACTTTTTGTAAAAAAGCTTTTCGATATGCTCTCTTGTTTAGATTACGGATGGTCTATCACTGAAAAGATATGGGATATTAAAGATACAAATTTTGGTCAAAAAATTATACTTAAAAATTTGAAGACGCGCGCTCCGCACATGTTTGATTTATATACCGACGATTATGGTAATTTAGACAAAATAATACAGCACATAAATCAGGGAGAACTTGATCTTGATCCTCCTAAGTTTATAATTTATTCTTATAATAAAGAATTTGATAATTGGTACGGTAATAGTGAAATAAACAAAGGGATATATCGTGCATGGTGGTCTAAAAATGCTATAATTAAATTCTGGAATATTTATCTTGAAAGATTTGGCATGCCTACACACAAAGGGAAAATTCCTCGTGCAGCCGGGGAAGCTGATAAAAATGTTTTTATCAAGATGCTTAAAAATATTCAATCCAAAACAGCTTTGACTATTCCGGAAGGATTTGAAATTGAATTGCTTCAAGTTGCGGCATCGCGTACTACTGAATATGAAAGTGCGATCAATAGATATGATACAATGATAGCACGGTCTGTGTTGGTTCCTGATTTAATAGGAATATCCGGATCACAGACAAGTGGTGGATCATATGCCCTCGGTAAAGAGCAATTTAATATATTTTATACTGTCATTGCGTATATACGAAATGATATTGAACGGCTTATAAATAAGGAAATTATAGCACCTCTTATTTTATGGAATTATGGATCAAAAACAGAAGCTAAATTTAAATTTAATGCAATCGATGAAGAGCGTAAAAAAAGTGATTTAACGTTATGGTTGGAATCAGTGAAAACCGGGAAGATACCTGTTTATGGAGACCATATAAATTGGTTGTTGGAACAAGTAAATGCGCCATTGATAGATCAAGATAAACTTGATTTATTAGATGAGCAGAAAGATAAAATGCGAGAACAAATAACTCAGGAACAGCCAATACAGGAAAAACAAGAAAATAACGTAATACCGATAAAACAGAAAGAGCAACAAGAAAAACAATTTATTAAAGATGTGATACGACCGCTTACTCAATATGAAAAAAAAGTTAATTTTAATAAAATAGAAAACAGATGGGATGATCTTACCGAGAAATATAAAAAAGAATTAGGTGGGGCATATTCTCTTATCATTAATTCATTGATCGATGATGTTCGCGCAAAGAAAATTTTGGAAAACAAGAAATTAGTAGAAGTTAATAAACTTAGATTAAAATATCTTCAGAAAACTTCTAAATTATGGCGTGATCTTTTAAAAGATTCGATGAGTGCAGCTCAAGAGGATATAAGGAAATTTGCTGTTGAACAAGCTAGTGGCCTGGACGATGAAGATATTGCGGAATGGATTACCGCAAATGCGAATTATATCAATATAGCGGAAGCTGCGGAAATATTAAAAAAAGCGAAAGGCGTTATAATTGACGGAATTAGAAACGGAATTGGAGTTCAGCAAATGATAAAACAGCTTTCTAAAGTTCTTGATCCCTGGGATGTAGAACAATTGACAGTTGATAAAAATGGCAATCCTTTAAATTTAAAAGCCAGGCTTGAAACAATTATTCGGACTAATATAAATAAAGCGTATAATCAGGCCAGACAGACTCAATTTGAATCTGTTGCTGATGAAATTACGGCGTATCAATTCAGCGCAATAATGGACGGAAGGACTTCAGATATATGTATATCACTCGACGGTAAAGTTTTTAAACAATCTGAATTAGGTTATTATAATCCTCCATTACATTATAATTGCAGAAGTATGATAATACCAATTTATAAAGACGAAAAGTTTTATGGAGTTAATACTGATATTCCGGCTACACAAGAGACGTACGGTGGATTCATAGAATTAGTTTAAGGAGGTTTTAAAAATGGCATTAACAAATAGTTTGGGGTCATGTTGGCCCGTGCAAATTTCAAAAGGTACTGATATTACTCCACAGAAAGGAGATTTGTTGCAAACAAGCGGTGCTGCTATAACACAAGGAGCTGTTAATATTATAGGCACATCAACTGTTGCGGATGAATTTGGCGTACAATGGTTGAATGTATGGCTGACTGCTGCTACAGCGGGAGTATCTGCTGTTATTTATGTTGCGACGACTGCGATAGCAGCGATTAATCAAACATTTAGTAGTAACGCCGCGCCTGGATGTTTCATGAACTTTGGGCCGTACGGTGTTATCGGCGGGGCAATTACAACGACTAATACCGTATATGTTATAACAAGCGGAGGGACTGCGACTGTTAATTTCGCGCTTGGTGGATTCAGGAAGGTATAATTATGCCGATGCCAAAACCGGGAAAAGACGAGTCACAAGAAGATTTTAAAAAAAGATTTATGGCTGATGAAGGTATGATGAAAGAATATCCTGAAGAAAAACAGAGATATGCAGTTTGTATGGAACAATGGGGTACAAAACAAAAAAATATGTCAGATGAAAATAAAATAGAAACAATTGATTTAAATGAAGTACCTATATTTTCGGCAGGAACATGGAACGGGGAAACGTATACTGAAAAAGATTTAGATGAGATTATAGATAGTTTTGAAAATATTGGTAAAGAATTAAAGCCGATGTTAAAATTGGGGCATGATGAAAAGCAAATACTTTTACAACGTGACGGATATCCGTCAGCGGGGTGGATTACTGAATTAAAAAGAAAAGGGAATAAATTAGTAGCTAATTTTAAACAAGTACCGAATAAAATAGGCGATCTTATTAAAAATAAAGCTTATGGGAGATTATCAAGTGAGCTTTTTATAAATTTAAAGCATGGTGATAAAATATATCCTAAGGCGTTGAGGGCGGTCGCATTGCTGGGAGGAGATACTCCGGCAGTGACTTCTCTGGATGATTTTATAAATTTATATTCTGAAAATGATTATGAAATGATTAAAAATTATATTTACCAGGAGGTAGAATCTATGGATTCTGAACAGATTAAAAAATTTGAAATGCAGATAAAAGAAAAAGATAATGAAATAAATGAAATGAAAACTAAAATTGATGAATATGAAAAAGACAAAGTAAAAATATTTAAGCAAACAGTAGAATCGTTTCTTGATGAAACTATAAAATCAGGGAAAATAACCCCTGCTCAAAAGCCGGTACTTCTGCAAATGAGCTCTGACGATAAAAATTTTGATCTTGTCAAGAAATTTATTGAAGATCAAGTAAAAGTTATTGAATTTTCTGAACAATCTAAAAAAACTGAAATAGATAAAACTGAAAAAACACCGGATGAAAAATTAGATATGAAAATAAAAACTTACGCTAAGGAAAATAAAATCGGTTATCGGGAAGCATACAGGATCGTAGCAATGGAAGAAGGAGGTAACGAATAATGTCTGCAATAATGGGGAATGGTAGAGAATACGATATAACTTTTAAATGTGATTCTAATTTGCTAACTACAACGTCTCAATTCCGGGTAGTATCAATGGTATACGGGACTACTACTGCCGCTGATAGAACGGTTACAATGGTAGCAACAGGAACAGTAGCCGATCTTACCGCTGCAGCGATGTATCCAATAGGAATCAATCAAAGTTATTTAAGTACAAGCTCTGAAGTTTGTACCGTAAGAATGTTTGGGATCAGTAAAGCGATTTGTGCGGAATCAATTGGAGCCGGATATTTTGTAGTTGCGTATGCCGGAGCATCTATTACTACAAGATTCGGAACTATTGCACAAGTCGACGAAGCGGTATCGTGTACTGCCGCGACAACTTCGATTACGGCTCACCGAGTAATTTTGGGGAGAGCATTGGAGAATGGATCGACAGGAACGGTAATTTCAATTTTTGTAAATCCACAACTTGCGGATAGTAATATTGTGGGTAGTTTGGGCAGTGTATAAGGAGGTTATAAAATGCCAGTAGGATCAACAAGGGTAAGCACACCTCTAAGTAATTTAGCGGTGCAATATAGAAATACGGAATATATATTCGGCGATGTATTCAAGGATTTAATGGTCACCAAAGAATCCGATATGTATTGGATTTGGGGAAATGATTTTCAAATACCGGAAACTTTGCGGGCGAATGGAGCGATGTCTAATCGGGTAACTATGGGTTATAGCACATCGGCATACCAAGTAAACGAACATGCTTTAAAAGATGTAATCACGGAAAGAGATCGTGAAAATGCAGTTGCTCCGCTTAATCTTGATGCGGACATGACCGAAAATCTAACAGATATGATTATGCGGCGCATGGAATATGAAGGAGCAAAGTTAATTTTTACGACTACTAACTGGTCGAACAATGCGACATTGGTGAGCTCTACGAGTTGGAAGGGTCACACGACTACAGCAATTGCCGATCTTAACGTAGCATCAGCCACTAGCGTAATTCTTCGTGCATCCGGGAAACGTGCCAATACGGTAGTAATGGGATACAATGTTCTTGAGGGATTGAAATATAATACGAATATTTTTGATCGTATTAAATATTCCGAAAGGGCGATTGTAACTGAGCAATTAGTAGCGGCACTTTTTGATGTACAAAATGTATATGTTGGAGCGTCTATTTACGATCAAGCAAAAGAAGGCGCAACATCAAGCATTACATTTACATGGGGAGGGGATGCGTTCATAGCGTATTTTGATCCTTCTCCGGGAATTAAAAAAGCAACAGCCGCTCTTAATTTTAGAGTAGGCTGGAAGGGTACCCCATATCGGGTAAAGCGATGGAGAGATGAAGATATCGAAGGAGATGTTATTGAAGTGCAAACGATGTGCGCTCCGCGCGCGGTAGCGACCTCGTGCGCGTATTTATTCAAATCGGTAGTTCTCTAGACCAGAGGGAGACGTTTTGTCTCCCTCTTATTTAAAAATTTAATTTAAGGAGTAAGAAAATGGCAGAAGAAACATTAGAACAACCAAAACGTGGAAGAACGAAAGTTAAAGTTGATAAACCTTTGGTTGAAGAAAGAAAAAGACATCATGAATATTATAATGACGATAATATAAAATCAAAAACTATTTCACGATCATCAAAGGTATTTCCGAATAATTGCACAAAGGAAAAATTTGTAGAATCAACTTGTTATTCTAATGGTGTAATTAAAAACAAATTAGTTGGCGTTAAAAAAGACAGTCGACAAATGTGGGGGCGTGAAAAATAAATGGCTTATGCTTCTACGACATCTATATTATTGATTTTGCCAGCATTAGCGAATACCACTACAGTAACTAATGTTATTACCCGGCATATCGTAAAATCGGACGCATTAATAGATGGAAAAATAGGTCGTAGATACACAACGCCAATTTCACCCACGCCGCCATTATTGGGATCAATATCTGAAGATATTACGGCATATTTGACATATCGATCATTTGTAATGCAAGATAATACCAATAGACTGGATTATTTCGACGAGCTTAAAGAACAGGCGTTCAGTGTATTGGACGAAATCAGAGACGGAAAAATGGATTTGCTGAATTCTACAGGCGGACTAATAGAAGAACGGAGTACAGAAAGCACTTCAGGAGTTCTTGATAGCAGTACAAAAGATTATCAGTCATTTTTTGATATTGATGATGAACTCGAATGGAAATTCGATGATGATTTAAAAAATTCCGTGAGCGATGGAAGATGATTAACATAAATGTACAAAATCTAAAAGAAGTACAAAAAAAATTCGATACTATGTTACGGCGCATCGAAAATCCAAAATCTGAAATGGAAATTATAGCTGGTAAAGCGTATAAAAATGTAGTACAGCATTTCCAGAATGAAGAAGGAAAGTCGGGCAAATGGAAAGGATTGGCTGAATCAAGCGCTAAAAAAAGAAGACCTGGGATGTCTCAAAAAAAAGCTGCTATAAAAGGGATTAAATCAGCGGTAAAACTTTTACAAGATACAGGAAGACTAAGGAATTCATTACGGTGGAGAACTTTAACAAATGAAATTCATGTATATACACAAATTATTTATGCGGCAGTGCATAATTTCGGATATAATAAACGAAATATTACGCAACGAGAGTTTTTATGGCTGGATCAGCAGACTATAAAAAGTATCTATAAAAGTATAGTTAATTTTATTAAATTGAATAAATAAATGGCTTTTAATATTGTAACATTTTCGGCAAGTTTAAAAAATTTATTAAGTAAGAATAATACGACTACTTCAAGTTATGATATTAGTAACTCATTGAAAGTTCGTATAAATAAAATAACTACCGGTTATCATACAGGAAAACCGATGCT